TTATGAATGACTGGCGTGGTTTCATCACCAGTCTCCTGTACTCCAAGAAGGGATTTCCTCGTCCCGGGAACAATTATCTGCGAGCTGGTGAGAAGAGTACCTTCCAAACTCTTACCACCCAGGTCGCGGAGAACGTTGCCGAGGCAGTTCTTCCCTCCTTCTCCGACGAGGCGGGCCCTGAGAGGCCCGTGGCGCCTGCGCTGTTCAAGTGGTCTGACGATGCTCGTGCGTCTAACCCTTGGCTGCCCTTGTACTTCACCCAGGCAGAGTTCCGCGTCGCCGTGAGGCGCGTGGTTCGAGAAGTGTACGGAAAATCAAAGTACACGGACGTTGAGCGTTTGCGTCCTTTCTTTCCGAGCACGAGTGCCAACTACAACAACTCTCGCACGTTGTTGGGCACCGTCGGAACGATTCTCGATCATCCCACTCTCCTGGAGGGCCTCACATCCTCTACACCGTTGGTGACAGCGAAGGTCATCCAGACTTCAAGGGCAACAGACGTGGTGATCGATGACCTGGAACTCCGTTCCCGGTTTGCCGAGCTCTACGCACGCGCGGTTGAGGCAGCTCTGTCCGAAGAGCCGCTCGCCGTTCCGCTGGCACTGGCGGAAGCCTTGAAGGTCCGTACTATCACCAAGGGCCCACCCTTGCTAGGTTTCGCTCTGAAGCCACTCCAAAAGTTTCTTTGGTCCGTTTTGTCCAAGCACAAGTCATTTCGTTACACCGGGCAACCGGTGAATGAGTTCGACTTGCAGGACGACATTGGACCTCTGAAGGAGGGCGAGCGCTACCTATCGGCAGATTACAGTGATGCCACCAATTCTCTCTATTCCTGGGCCTCCAACATTGTTGGAGAAGAACTAGGAGAGGTCTTGGATCTCTCTCCTGAGGAGCGTCAGCTCCTCCTGAGAGGCCTCACTGGACATATCGTCGAGCTTGTCGAGAAGAACGGCAAGCGCAAGGTCATCACGAGAAAGCCGCAAGTTCGCGGTCAACTCATGGGCTCAGTCGTCTCCTTTCCTGTCCTCTGTCTTGTGAACGCCGCATTGTGCTCTGTGGCATTCCAAGTTGATCGCAACCAAGTGACACCCCTCAAGAACCTTCCGGCCTCCTTCAATGGAGACGATGCGGTCTTGAGAGGCTCAAGTGTCATGCGAGAGGCCTGGGAGAAGATGGCAAACTTTGTTGGCATGAAGCCTTCAGTCGGGAAGGTGTACTGGTCCCGTCGCTACCTCAACATCAACTCCACGTCCTACGAGTATCACTCGGAGGGTTATCGTTGGAGGAGGCTGGCTGACAGAGATGGTCACCAGGTGTGGCGAGCACAGATCTTTGAGCACATTCCTTATGTGAACATGGGTCTGATGCTTGGCCTCACCCGTTCCGCTGGTGGTGAGAGTGCCAACTCGGTTGGTGCAAGGTTTGGATCAATTGGTGCGCGTGCACAGGCTCTCGTGGACACAGCTCCGGACTTCCTCCGAATGAGCGTCTACAAAGGTTACCTGTCCCGGAACAAGGAGCATCTGACTAAGAGTCGGGTTCCTTGGTTTACACCCGTCCACCTTGGTGGGCTCGGCTTGCCGATCCTTGGCAAGTTTCAGCCGAATGACACCGATCTCCGCGTTGCGCGCAAGATCTATGATCATCCGGATCTGTACCAGATCCCTTCTCTCGGAGAGGAGGCAACCTGGCTGACCTACAAGCTCGCACTCAAGCGTCTGAAGGACTTCCCTCTTCAGGCAATGGCTGTGCGTGGTTTGGAGGCAGGAGGAGGAGGCAGTATGACTAGCCTCACATCACTCCTCTGCATCGAAGCACTGTTCATGAGAACCAGTGCCGAGCTCAATCCACAACTTCACCTCGAGTCACTTTCTACAGTGTATCCCGAGGATGTGGAGAAGGTTCTGGCTGCCCATCCCCGTCTTCGCAGGGGGATGAAGCAGCTTCAGAAGCCCGCTGGGACACCAGACAACACCTATCATCTGTTCGAGATGCTCTCGAGTCAGATGGAGGGTCTAGTGCT